ATAGAAAGAATTATGCTTCTGGAGATTTTGACGGACAAACAGGATATTCTTTGTATAACCCTACTGATCCAGATGGTATTAACGAATATACTTATGATGAAATTACAAGACAAATTTATACTGACGATGAAATGCTGTATAATATAGATTATTATGGTTTGACATCTGATGAAGCTAAGCTAGAAGTAGAAACGGAATATATAAGAGATGAGATTACTGCTAGGAAGCTACAGAAACGTCTTGTCTCTTGGTATGCAAACCAACATTTAATCACTAAAATAGATTTACCTGTGAAGTATATGGATTTAGAGGTAGGAGATTACATAAGATTTGACGAGCTATTAGGTGGAAAACTTGCTTTTGGACAAGATTACACCACAAGCACCAATAAAAATGGGCAATTAGTCTATCCTGTGTTCTTTATCAATAGTATTAATAAGTCTTTACAGAAAGTAAGCATAGAAGCAATACAAGTTCATCGTGGCGAATATGGATTCCCTTTAAATTGGGAAGAGAATTTAGATGATGGAACTATTGAAGGTGATGATTGGGATTGGGGAGACCCTCCTATAGGATGGGAACCTGACCCTGAGCCACATTTTAATGTTTCTTGGGTTAATGGGCAAAACGATATAACTACTACTCCACGAACAGCAATAGTATCAACAAATATAGAACAAAATTGGGAATATGATATATTCTTAAATGAAGTATATACAAGCACAGGTGAAGGTATTACTTATGAAACTGATTCAGGAGAACAAATAACAATACCTGATGGTATTTATGGTTCTCTATCAGGTGAGATAATATTCGCACTTGATACGTATTTTTGGACAGATCAGGGATGGTATAGAACGACATCTATTTGGCCAACCGATATGGGTAAACTTCAAGGTTGGTATGATACTTATGGCGATGCATTATTTAATGAGATTTTGATTGAAGGCACAAATAATGAGCATTTTGATGGAACTTATTATAGTGCATGGATGGGTGATGATTATCTGACTATTTTTAGTGATTATGTGGGATGGGAATTGGAACCTGATGATGATGCTGTTATAGCGAGTGATATACACTTTTATTATGCTTGGGGAGGAGATGACTACAGAGCCGATTATTCTTTTCCTAGTATAGAACTTAACCCACCATCGGCTATGGATATAGTCAATCATGAAAAAACTATTTCAAGTGAGGAAGATAATTATAGTGGACAAGTTTTAATTAGTAAGAAGTTTGATTTTGAAATTGAGGAATATGATGATGAAGTGAAAGTTGATTATGGAATAAGGCTCTACAATCAAGAAGCTAGTGTAGAATTATCTTTTGTGCAAAACCATTATTATGCTGGTGAGTTGATTCTTGGTGATATTAATGAAGATGGTGTCGTAAATATCTTAGATGTAGTGGCACTTGTTCAATATGTCCTTGGACATCAAGACTTTACTGACCAACAAATTGCTGCTGGTGACATGAATCAAGATGGCATTATTAATGTATTAGATATAGTAAGTTTGATGGCTTATATAGTAGGAGGAGGCGAATGATAAAAGCAATAAGTGTAAATAAAAAATATAAACCTAAAGTAAGACTTGATGAAGTTGTTACTTTTACTTGTGATGATGGTGAGTGTTCTGTAGAATCGGCTTCAGGTGTTGCAGGTATAGAGATTAATTTTAAAGGTCAAGCTAGAATAACGCCACAACTTCCAGAAGGATGGATTTTACAAGGGAATGGTAGCAAGATAATTATCTTTAACCTTGAGAATAAAACTCTTCAAAATCACCTATTATTTACTTATGAAGGTTTTATGCAAATCACAAGCGTAATTGCTTGTAATAGCAAAGCCGAGAGATATAATGAGACATTTAGAAAAAGTCCAATAGGTTGGGGATCAAGTAATTGGTCTATGGATGTTGAAACAAATACTTGGAATAATTTTAAAGACAAAAGAAGAAAAGGAAAAGTAAGAGTAACAAGTTACAACTTGCCTGATTATAATCTACCTGAAGTTAAGCCGACTAAAAAAACTAAAAAAACAGTTCAACGAAGAAGTAGGACAGGAGGATATTAATGGGAAAACAAGTTAAAACGCCAAGATTTTATGTAGATATGCCAAGTTTTTTACACGCCACAGGACAATTAGGTTGGGATGAGCATCCTAAAGGAGGTGCAGATTTACTTTATATGAACGCATCTAATCCTATCGATACCCCTTATACATCAGGAACATTTTTTGGTATTGGGCACCCTCACGACAATCCTCCCAAAACATCATTTCCTATTAACTTTTGTGCTTTACTTAATCATAATTTCGCCTCTGATACACATAAGATTGAAGTTGTGGGTAAAAAAGGACTTGGGCAAGAAGATTCTAGTGATAGACCTAGATTACACGATGTTGGTTATAGTAATGTATTAAATACAAATTCTATTAGTGATGATATGGGTCCATCTTTTAACGGCACGAGTATTTTTACATTTACAGAGCAAGATGAATACTGGAGAGCTTTTGAAATTTATTATGGAGATGTAGGTGATGATGGAGTTAGTTGGGATACAAATGTTACACATCAATTAGGCTCTATGGTAATAGGCAAGTATTGGGATGCACCTAATTCGCCTGACCTTAATCTTACGATGTCAAGACGATTTGAGGGTATTAAACGCCAAAAAACCATAGGTGGAAAAACTCTTGCTAACATTTATTATGATGGACCAACAGAATGGACTATGAATGGTCCTGATGGGATTTATAAATACCCTCCATTTGAACTAGATTTAAGTCTGTCTGTTGAGGATGATTTAGAAGGTTCAAATGTTTTCCATTCTTGGAGAGCTAAAAGTGGCTTAGGAAGAAAGGGTTTAAGAAGTTGGAAACTTACGTTCTCATATATAAGCGAAGATGATATGTGGATGGCTTATGAGAGTTCCAGTATAGCACCATTTTCAGATGGCGATTCAGGATATGATGCAACTACTGATACTGATATTCCTACAGATGATGGTAATTCAGTAGCATCCCTTACAAACCCTAACCCTATGCTTTCAGATGATAGCTTTAATTTTGTATGGAATTGCACTTTAGGAGGCACTTTGCCGTTTATCTTTCAACCAGATAACACAAATAGTAATCCAGATCAATTCTCAATATGCACTTTTAGAGGAAATAGTTTAAGTGTGAAACAAGTGGCTTTTAATACTTATAGTTTAAGTGTTACGATTGATGAGGTTGCTTAGCATTAGGTAGGACTATACCCATGTCCATAACTGCCCACCTTTTGATTTGTTCCAATAATTCTGTAAATTCTTCTTTGAATAGTTGTTTAGTGGATTCAACATGGAATTTTTCTTTTAATATATTGTGCATTTCGGCTTCAGTATAACCTATTTCTTTCGATAATATCCTTACAAGCACCCTGTAGTAAGCATTTTGTTGTGGAGAACGCACCTTTTCGGCAGGTTTAATCTCAAGGTGGACATCACCCTCAATTAGATATAAATAATCCCTAAATCCAAGATTATCATCAAGTGTTAATTTTCCATTTTTTATTTTACCTGCGAATTTCATATCTTAAATATATATATTGGTTCATATTTATAACCTGCACCATTTATAGCAGATAAAGTTAATTGTATAGTTTTTATATATTTAAATCCTATTTTCTTTGCTAAGCCTAATAATCCTTTTTCAATATTTTGTGCAGACTTTGTGTTTGCTATGTTTAAAACTAAATAGCCATCATTTTTTAATCCATACTTACAATTTAAAAGAGTATTATACATAAACCCATTTAACCAATCATCTTCATTTGGGTATTTAATATAACTTTGAGTATCTTCATCGCTATATTTTTCTGTATCAAAATAAGGTGGAGATGTAAAACATAAATCTAAACTATTTTTTTCAGGTTTAAAAACTTCACTTCCTAATTTGTGTATTTCTATACTTTTATTTAAATACTTAAAGTCATCAACCATTTTCAATAAACCTTGATATGTTTTGGTAGAAGGTTCTGTTCCTATATATTTTTTAATTCTAAATGTAGAATATGCACCTAATAATCTACCACCCCAACCTGAACTCATATCCCATACCACTCCATTACCACCAAATAAATCATACAATAATTTTGCAGAAGAGGGTCTAAAATTAGAAACAACCTGAACCCCATTATAAACTTTTAAAGATTGCCTAATTCTGTTCATCTGCATTTTACCATTTTCATATTTTATACAATAATCATAAGCCTTTAAAATTGTGTTTCTAAATAATTTATCATCATTAAAAACATCTATAGGAGTATATTTAGATTTACCACATTTAACTTCCCAAAAATGAGGAAAATAACTCCAAGCAAGTCTTAACCCATTCATAGATTGTGTTATTATATCCCCATCAAGCAAAGACAAATGATTAAATCTTAATAATTTGTTCATTTGTATTCTTTTTTCGCCTTCTTCAATTTTATAGTGTGGGAATCCATTTCTTCTAAAATACTTAAAAACAATATCTATAACATAATCTTTATCATATTCTTCTAAATTGTTAGTTACCTCTAAATAATGGAAGTCATCATCATCTATATCGTTAAACAAATCTCGTTGAGAAATGTTTTTCATTCTGCGAAATACCCCCTTAATAAATTAAATGCTTCTTTATATAAGTTGATTGAGTGTGTGTGTTCAAATTGATAGAAGCCTATACTATGTCTTTCTGTGTGGTGTTGTCGGCACAAAGGCACACAACTAAAATCTTTCAATGAGTTTATCTTACGATTACCACCCATACCTATATGTTCTAAATGGTCTGGGTCTACAGGCGACTTACCACAAATCAAACAATGTTTAGACTTAATGTATTTAATATAATCTTTGGTGTTCAAAATACCTCAAATATCCTTTTTATAATCGCCCACCAAAATAATCCTGCTAAAATTATTATAACACTATAAGTAATTAAGTTAAGCCAATTAATCTTCATTTATAAACCTGCCTTTCATATCGTAGACCTTTTCTACAACTTCGACGACTATACTAATAATCAGTATAATCCCTATAAACAATAATGACGTAATAAATATAACATTCATTTTTTCTCCTTTAGTTTATCTAACCATTTTTTTACTATGTTGTTATCATAGTCTGGAATAGGATTAAGTAGTTCTTCATGTTTGACGGCTTCGTCTTTTGATAGAAATCTCCTGCCGTCTGATGTTATCCATATAAAATCTAATTCTTGCTTAATCATATAATCTCCAATATAAAGAGATAGTGTGCAGAAAGGGAGGCACTAAAAGTAGGAAGAATGAATAAAAACCCACTACCTATCTCTTTTTAAATTCATCTTTTGGTTTGTCAGTAAAATATAATTCAAATTCTATTTCAAAATCTGCATATCTTCTAATTTGTCCATTTTTTTTAAGTTGCCTTCCTCTTGCTATGTAAAAATTATAATCATCTCTTTTTTCATATTTTATATCTTCAACTAAGTAAGGAAAATCATCATCTTGGTTGTATTGACATATCATTATTTTGTCATTAATATTTGGTATATCATCAATAGAATAATTCCATATTTTATCAT